TTCTTTAAATGAATCTGTGTGTCCTTTGATATAAGAGTTTGCAGCTAAATCAAAACCTTCCTTATCAAACTTACCATCTCTTGTATATTCAGCATGAAGCTCACCAAATTTCTGTTTTGATTTAATTAATATTTCATTGCCATATCTTTCTCTAAGTATAGCATTGGCTTTACCACCACCTACCCTTGAGAAATTTGGTTTTTCAAATTTAAGTTTACCCTGCTCATCCCTTATTGCTAGTGTGTTTGCTTTTTCTACATCACCCTTTACAGCATCTTGCCTTGCTTCTTCCCAAAATATTTTTTGCATTGAGTTACCAAACTCAGCAACAGCAAGTCCTAATTGCCTAGCACCTGTGTCGGCAGCCACAACTCCAACTGGTTTATTTACAAATGATGTTCTTTTTGATTTTAAAAATTCTACCATATTATGCCTATACTAATGATGCCTGATATGCTCCTGACACCAATGAACCAAATGCTTTTAATCTGTAACCTCTACTCAGATTACTTGCCTTTACTCTTGCCATCTGTGCTTGTTGTGCATATTTAGATGCTTCTGCTAATGATTGATAGTTAGCTCTTGTAATTGTTTCTATATTATCTTTATCTGCTTTGGCACGTAATCTATTTAAACTTCTATCTGAACCTATATCCCTACCCATTACACCTGATATAGCTGCGTTAGTACTTTTAAACGATTCAAGGTTTTGCATAATTGAATTATGTTCTTGCAATGCCTGTAACTTTCTTATTTTACCTTGTGTTTCTACGTTACGTGCAGTTAATGCACCTTCCATTTTCGCTGCTTTAGCTGCTTGGTTATAACCTATTGCAGATACTGCTGCTGATGCTAATGCTAATTGCCACATTAAAATGCCACCTCTACTATCATACCATTAATTTGAAGATCCAAAGGAAAAGACTGAGATACTGTTACTCTTGGATCACGACTGTAACCTAACATCCTAAACTCTTCCTTACCTGTAACTGCTACCCTATCTAAACTCATATCATCCGTAACATTTCTAATAATAAGATCTCTTGTTGTTGATGTATCCTTTGGCCCTGTAACACTTACAGCAGTTGTTTCAAATAAATCTAATACAACTTTAGGGATCTGTCTAGGCTCACCTGTCAATGGGCCACCTTGTATAGCTGCATCAATCGGTAATGTTTTGATTGTGGGAGTAAATGCATAGCCAATATAGGCTTGTGTAATACCACTCTTTACAGAGGATGCATCTATCTGACCACCTGATATAGTAAACTCACCAAGATAGTCATTACCATTTGTAGCCTTAACCACAGCATCATTAGCAAAATGTGATGTAGCCAAACCTGTAAATACACTAGCTGTACCTGTAAAACTATCACAGAAGTCCATAGGCATATCATCTTGGAACTCTTCTAAGAAGTACTTAGTTGTGCCTGATCCATCATCTCTAGCTGCAACCACAAACAATCTTTCATGTACAGAACATATACTATGCCATGTGCCTTGTGTATTCCATAATGCCCAACCTGCTTTCTGATCTCCCCTTACTGAGTAGAACACAGCAAGTGTTCCATCATTATTTACAAGAAAGGCATAAGATTCACTTCTATTTAAAGCACCTTTAATAGATGTCATTTGTACTGGATCTAATATTAGATGTGGTGCAAGTCCTGATACAGCAACAGAAGTATAGGCTGCTTCTGCATCTGTAAATAGAAACTCTCTCAATGCACTACCAGTTTTCTGTATAAACAAAGTAGCACCATCAAACACACTTGGCTTAACAAATGAAGCACCATAAGGTGTCTGTCTGCGTATCTGTGCATTGGCAGGTGTTACTGGTTTATCAACTGGTGCTTGCACAAATAACTCTGCACCTGTAGTAAATACCTGTAGATCTCTATTAGATACTAAATGTCTTATAGTAAATATCTCACCTACGTTTGCTGTTAAGTCTATAGCATCATCATCTTCTGCATCACCAATATCAAAGTTAAAATACTGTCCTGACTTACTACCCCATATTCCATCAGGTTGTGCAAGTGTACCACCAAACCATAACCTATTCTGATGAAATGTAACTGCAGCAGGATATCCTCTTAATGCAGAATAGCTTTGCTCCTGCCATTCAGATGTAGCTGCACCACTAATTATTCTTGGTGATCCACCACCTATAGCTGTTGATGATGCTGTATTTCCACAATCATACTCATAACTATTTTCATCAATAACTGTAATGGTATGTGTTCCATTTATATGGCTATTAGTTATACCACCTAATGAACCTGCTCTTTCCACTGTTATACTTGCTCCAGTTCCAAGTCCATGCAAAGCATCTGTAACTTTAATTATGCTAGAGTTTTCTATAGTTTCCAAAGAATCGATTGGTAACTGTCTTCTAATAGGGCCATGCAAAGTTCCTGTAGCTTGAGTTGCATTTGTTACTGCTGTTATAGTGCATCTAGTTTCACCTATTAATAAATTAGTTCCTACATGATTTGCAGTAAAATAATCATCTGATGTAGTTAAAATTGTACTTGCAACACTTACACCTGTTGAAGATGACGATATTGTTACACCTAATGCTTGGAATGGAAAGTATGGTTGATATATCTCATTGCCATCTCTTGATTCATCAAAGTTGAATGTATCTACTGTAAAAGTGGTAAGAGATGTTCTTGTAAGCATCCTAACCATAAACGTTTGGTGAGCTATAAACATAACATCACCTTGCTGTGCAAAAGTAATCTCTTCTAAGTAAGGTGCTGCAGTTGTATTTACTAACCAAGATTGCCCAGTAATAGATTGTATAGAAGATATATCACCAGTAGTAGGGCTAATCTGAAATATCTCTATTCTTTCATTACTAAATGCTATTATATATTTTTCATCATCCGAAAATATAAAAGGTTCTATTCTTACTGATTGTCTAAGGTCTGTAGAATGTGCAGGATTAGCTCCAAAGTTTGCCCATCTTTTTGTACCTGTTCTTTTTTTCAAGCCGCCTTCGGATCGTATAAAGAAGTTGCGAACTTCTTCTGCTGCGTTTGTATATACCTTTGTATCCGTTCTTGACGTTAATGATGGGCTTACCTCTCCAAATTGAAAGTTATTTAATGGCACTCTTACTCTAGCCATTTAACTTCTCCTATTTGTTATAAACCTTGATGTTGATAATCTTCTTGTAGTTTGTTGCTGTGAATCAAGATTTCTTGCTTTAGCCATAAGCTGTTGACCTTTGGCTTCCATAACCTGCATTAATCCATCATCTCTTGCTATTGAGGTAGCGAATATAGAAGCTAATGCATACTCTACTGCTAAAGAAAAATAACTAGGCCATGTATTTTCTGTAGCTCTATATGTGTAATCAGCAATCAATACATCTTGTGTAGTAGAATCTGAAAATACTTTGTCACCATATACTGTGTATTCAATTAATCTGTCATTAGTTGTAACACCATGCAACACTAAAAGATCACTTGGTAATTGATGAGCAATATCAAACCTGCCAGTAGGCACATCTGATAATTGATTTAATACTGCTTGTTCTGTTGCAAATCGCCATCTTGCTGATGATAAGGTTGCTCTAACTGTGTCTTCATACATATTAGATGCAACTAAAGCCTCAGTACTTGCAGTATCAAAAGATGTAATAGGTTCTGAACCTATAAGAACCAATGCTCTTGATGCTATATCTATTGATGAGTTTGCTGCAGTACTTGTCATAAAAGATTAGGGGGATTGCTCCCCCTACTCCTAATCTGAGTCGGTTACTGTAATTGCAGTACCATCTGCAATATCAACAACAGAACCAGTGTTTGATAAAACAACTGATAAAGCGATTGTAGGTGCATCACTATCATATACGATAACTAAGTCACCAACATTCATCATACCTGCTGCGTCATTAAAATAACCAGAAGCACGAACTACTGATAACGCATCTGTGCTTGAGTAGTACCACATATTGTAGCCACCACCACCTGCCATGCGTGTTAGTCCAGTTGCACTATAAGCCATGATCTATCTCCTTATTAGTTGTTATCAAGGACTTCATAAATACCATTGTCATCTATGACAGTAGCACCCATGGACATCATTGAAGTTGCTAAGTGTGAAACTTTCTCAGGCACATAATTTAACTCAGTAGTTACATCTGCACCAATACCTAGACCCACTGAAGAAGTGTGATAGCCTATGTTTTTACCTGCAGTTACTGCACTAGTTGAGAATACTTTAAATCCTAAGAACTCTTTCATAGACATACCACCTGCATAAGGTAGGTTTTGCTCACCAACAAAGTCTGATGAAGCAAACTCTGTGATGAGGAATAAGTCAGCATATCCTTTAGGATTCATAGCTAAATATCTTCCACCATCCTCTGGAATGTCTGCATCACCCATTGTCTCAAATAACGAAAGCAAGTCTGCTTTTTCTAAAGCTGAACCTGTGTCATGTATTTGTGTTGAGTTTGCACCTGCATCCATTGCAGTGATAAGTAACTCATCAGTCTTAC